GGTGTCGACGCAACGCGCGGCGTGGCCGTGGAACTGTTGTCCGGCGTGCCCACGGGTACGGCTTCGCTGGACGGGCTGGCCGGTATCGAAACCGCGCTGGCTGCGTTCAGCTCGAACAACATCAATCTTGGCGCATCGCCTAACAGCGGCGCTGTGTATGACATTCCGACTACGGCCGCGGCGAGCACGGTCACACTGCCAGCCACGGCCACTGAAGGAACGATCCTTTATTTCGTCGCCGATGGCACGAAAAACGGACACACGGTCCAGTACCGCGATGCGACGGGTCCAGTAAACCTGACCACCGCTCTAACAGCTAGCAAGCGTCACCTGGTGATCGCTGTGGCTCTCAATGGCCTTTGGAACTGCAACGCCTACGTCAGCCCCTGATCGCTGACCAGACTGACTAGGAGATCAAGACATGGGAGCCCTGACACCACAGTTTTTGATGGATCTGGAAAGCCGGATGTCCATCATTTCAGAGCGCGAATATTCGCGCCTAAGCTCAAACCTTTGGTGGCAGATGCTGACCAAGGTGCGGCCATCCAACGGCCGGCGTGAGGTAATCACGTGGCTGCTTAGCACCGCGATGATCCGCGACGAAGGCAAAGGCGGCAACATCGCGTTTGATGACTTGGTTTCGACTTACACAGAGTTTGAAAACAAGTGGTCCGGCGCGGCGCTGCAGATCCGTCGCGATCTGTTAGAAGACGTGGACGGCGGCGGTATGGACCTGGCCGCCCAGTGGTCCGGGGACATTGGGGCTTACATGTCCTATTGGCCCCAGAAGCAAGTCACGGACGTGCTGAAGAATGGCCACACGCTGGCCACCGCAGCCGGTGGTTACACGGGCTACGACGGCAAGGCGTTTTTTGCCACTGACCACCCGGTCAACCCGTTCAACACCAGCGCGGGCGTATATGCAAACCTGCTGACCGGTGGCGCTAGCGGCGCGTACCCCGGCGCGTTGCCGCTGGACGTATCGGTCACCCCGGACGCGGCGCTCACGAACCTGGGCAAGCTGATGTCGTATGTCGCGACATTCAAAATGCCTAACGGCGTTGACCCGCGGTTTCTGCGACCTAAGGGCTTGCTGTGCGCGCCAGCGCTTTACCCGCGTCTGGTGCAGCTGACTAACGCGAAGTTCCTGGCCCAGGTGGCTGGGTCCAGCGCGGCCAGCGGTGACGTGGAAGCTGTGATCAAGGCCCTGGGCTACGCACAGCCGGTGATGGCCGATGAACTCGCCGGGTTCGAATCGGACACCACGTACTACGTGATTTGCGAACAGCTCGCCACGTCACAGCTTGGAGCGGTGATTTACAGCGAAAGAGAACCTTACAAGATCAACTACTACGGCGTTATGGACATCGCGGAGCTCAACCGGATGGACATGCTGGAGTGGCATTGCAAGGGCCGCAACGCGGTCAGCACCGGCCACCCGTATTTGCTGATCAAGTGTAAGGGCGCCTGAGCCGCACGCTGGGGATTTAGTCAATGGCCTACCTAAGTAGCACCAGGTTCAAAGCCCTAACGCTGATCCCCAGCGAGTGGATCGATGCGATCGAAACCGCGTCACCCGGCTGGGTGGACGCCCAGCTGGAATACTTGTCAGCGTGGCTCGATACGCGTTTGCGCAAGCGCTATGGGGTGCCTTTCGTGGCCCCCTATCCCGTGGCCGTGGAGGGTTGGATCACGCGGATCATGACGCTGCGCTGCCTGCTCAGGCGCGGCATTGACCCAACCGATCAGGCTTTCGCCCAGCTGCAAAAGGACCATGACACTGCGGAAGCTGAAATCCGCGAAGCCGCGGACTCAGAAAAGGGGTTGTTTGATTTGCCGCTCAGCGCCGCGGTTAGCACCAGCGGCGTAACGCAGTCCACGCCCAGCGTGTACAGCGAGCAGTCCCCTTACACCGGTTACGACGTGCAGCGCGCCGTGGGGCGTCAAGAGGATCAGATCCGGCGCGGGTGGTGACCCATGTCACAAGGCTTTGCTGAGCTGGACGCGCTGATCGAACGCATCCAGTCGATCCCAGGCATGGCCGCAAACGCGGCTCAAGATCTGGCCGCGGTAGTTCAATCGGAACTCGAGTCAACGATCGGTGCTGGACAAGACCCATACGGCACACCGTGGGCACCGCGCAAAGCGGACGGTAGCAAACCACTGCAAAACGCGGCTGCAGCCATCACCGTACAAGCATATGAGTCAGTGATTTTCGTGCGCGTTATCGGACCCGAAGCGCGTCACCACCGTGGCCAAGTCAAAGGCGGCACTAAGCGCCGCGTCATACCGATCAAAGTCATTCCCCCGAAAATGGCTAAGCGTTTGGTGGAAGTCCTAACACGTAGGTTTCAGGCCGTTACCAGTGGCTGACACACTCGCACTCGAACAGCTTTACGCCGCAGTGGTGACTAGGTTCACCGCCGAAGGCACAGCTGCGGCCAACGTGTTTGGCTGGCGTGCCAGCGCGCAACAGATCGCGGGCGGCGCACGCATCGCGTGGAAACCCGGCACGCCCAGCGGTGACTTAGGCAAGCTGGGCCCAGCGCGCAACCCCGGCCGCAATCCACGTCCGATCGCAACGCTGCGTGAACTGTTTACGGTAGACATCTCAGCGGTTGACCCAGCCGCGCCTGAAGACGAGTCGGCCCAGTACCACGCCACGCGCATGCTGTATGACGCGTGGCTACGCGCGGTGCACTTGGCCGCGTACGGCACTTACACCGTCGAGTCCGAGCAGTGGCTGATTGACAAGCTCAACCGCCGCCACGGCACGGCTGTTAGGGTCGTATGCAGTATCGAGGCGATGGTGCCGGACCTGGTGCAAACCACGGTGGATACGGACACCAGCGCGGACGTCACGGTGATCCTTGGATCCGATGACTCCGAAAGTGGCGTGATCGAAGGCGGCGGTGAGATCGATACTGGTGAAGGTGGTGGCGCGTCCGCGGCTACCGGCGTGGTTTACAAAGCCGATGAACCGCTGTCAGCGCTACGCGTGGTGCGGTCTAGCGGCGCTGGACACGTGGTGTATGCGCGGCCCCCGGAGCCAGAAGCCAACGCCCCGATCGGCATAACCACGCTCGCAGCGCTGACCGGTGAAGACATATCGATCGCCACGGGGGGCACCTTACAGGACGCATCATGGTCGTGGACTGCAGGGCTACCCGTGTTGATGGGACCTAACGGCGTGCTCACGCAAACCCAGCCACCGGGGCAAGGCGTGTTGGTTGCCGTGGGCACCGCGATTGAAGGGGACACGATCGTGGTTCGGATTGAACCACCCATTTTTACGCTGGACTGAGGTTCATACATGGTCGCTCCCAGATACATAAAGCAAGTCTCAGGCGCGTTTACTGAAGTAGCGGCCATCGAAACCACGGCCGGCGCTGGTGACGCTGACAAGATCCCAGCCACCGGGGCCGGTGGGTTTATTGTCCCCGCGCTAATCAACGCTAAGAACGCGTCGGCCGGCGCTGGTGACGCAGCCGTAGTGCCGATCCTAGACTCGACGGGCCGACTAGACACCAGCTTTATGCCGGTGGGCATTACGGCTGAAGTCTTGTTAGTCACGGCTAGCGAGGCTTTGGCCGCGGGTGACTGGGTCAACTTGCACGTCGCCACTGGCAGCAAGGTGCGCCGCGCGGACGCATCCAACGGCCGCCAAGCGCACGGCTGCGTGCTAGCTGGCGTGGCCAGTAGCGGCACGGCCACGGTGTACCTGGAAGGCGTAAACACGCAGCTGTCTAGCCGCACGTTCGGCGCGCTGCAGTATCTAAGTGCTGTGACCCCGGGGGCTACGGTTGAGACGCCACCGTCCACGGCTGGGCAAATCATACAGATCCTGGGCGTGGCGACATCGGCCACGTCCGCAACGATCGAACTTGAGCCACCGATCACGCTCGCCTAACGGGCACGTCTAACACGTCTAACACATGACTGTTCGTAAGCCACTCATACAGATCGCTGGGGTCACCCAGGAGCTACCGTCCGGCGATTACACGCGGGGCGGTGTTCAGTATGTTGGCTTCACGGCCAGCAATGCGGCTTACGCGTTGCCGGCTGGGCTTAAGTGCATCGGCGCGTATCTGCGACCACCTAGCGGCGGTGGTGGTGGCGGGAGTGTGGGCGGGGCTGGCTCATCGGCTAACACTGGCGGCGGTGGCGGTGGGTCGGCTGGACGGTCCGGCGCCTCATGCATCTTACAGTTTGCGCCCATTGAGATCGCGGCCGGATCAACGGTCGCGATTGCGATCGGGGCTGGCGGCGCGGGCGGCGCGGGCGGTGTGTTTGGCGGATCCTCGGCAGCGGGCGGCAGTCAATCGGCCGGAGTCACGTCGATCGCAGTGGGCGGGGCTACCGTGGTTATGGCTAGCGTAGCATCGCGCGGGGGGCTGACTGGCGGTGCTGGGGCCGTGGGCACAGCCAGCGGCGGGGCCGCTGGCTCGGCTGCGGGCGGGACGTCTACGTGGCCGTTCAATGTATCTAACGGCGCGGCTGGCGCGGCTGGCGCGGGCGGTAACTCTGGGTTCGCGGGCACGAACGCGGCCACGTCGACATTCCCGGCGTCCACCGTATCGCTATGGCTTGCGCCTAACGTAACGACAACGCTTAGCGGCGTGTCGGGTGGTGCTGCCGATGCTACGCGTGGCGGCGGCGGCGGCGGGGCAAACGGTGGGCACGCGTCCGGTGGCGATGAGTTTACGTCCGCTCTAGCGCTCGCCTTACCCGGCGCATCGGGCGCCGGGTCCGGCCGCGGTGGCGCGGGTGGCGTGGGTGGCGCGGGTAATAACGCAGGCACCGGCGTAGCCGGATCTAACGGTTCGGACGCATCCACCGGAACGCTTGGCCGCGGTGGTGGTGGCGGCGGCGGCGGCGGCGGCGGTGGCGCTGGCAGCGTAACCGGTGGAGCCGGGGGTAATGGCGGCGCTGGCGCGGCTGGCAGCGACGGCGCTGTGATTTTGGTTTTAGTAGCGACCTAACAGTTAGGGGATCCATGACATGACTCAACCGAGTGTAATCATTACAGAGCTGGACGGCGCGTTAGGGATCCTACCACCCAGCGCCGGACGTCTATTTGCTGTGGCTGGCGTTAGTAGCGCGGGGCCGTTGAACACCCCGGCCACTTACGCGCGCGTAAAAGACGTAACCGCGGACTTTGGCGCCGGCCCAGCGGTGGAAGGTGCGGCGCACTACATCGAACGCTATGGGCGGCCGGTGGTGCTGTGCCGCACCGCGTCCGGGGCTGGCTCGCCAGCGGGCCTAGTAGGCGCGGTCACCAGCGTGGCCACGGGGACAAGCGTAGTGACGATCACCGCGTCACCCACGCCTAACGATGACTATGAGCTGCGGATCCTGATGACGCGTGACGGCACTAAGGGTACCAGCGGGTATCTCAAATACAGCCTGGACGGCGGCCGGACTTACAGTTCCGAGCAAGCGCTAGGCACCGCGGCGCTGTACGCAATCCCCGGCGCTGGGGGTGTGTCGTTTGCGTTTGGCACCGGTGATTTCAAAGCCGGGGACTATCACTCAGCGCGCGCCGTAGCGCCGTGCTGGTCCGGTGCTGAGCTCACCACGGCGCTGACCGCGCTGGGCAACTCAGTTCTGAACTGGGAAATCTGCCACGTGGTGGGCCCAATGGACGCCACGGCGTTTGACGC